AGGCATTTTTATAAGCTGCTGCTCTTTGCGCTGCCATAGCTGAAGCGTCTCCCAACCCACTTAAGGAACTTTGATTTACGCCTTGCCCGATACCTATAAGTTCATTTAGTAAAGCATTGTTGACTTGTCTTTGTTGTATCCTAGCATTATTTAAAGAACCAGTAAGACCTAATTGCCCTCCTAGTTGTAAGCTCCTCTGTTGTTGTTGTCTTTGCGCATTTGACAGACCAGCTCCGCCATATCTTTCTATGTTTCGCTGTTGTACTTGTTGAGCTATTTGATTTTGTCTCATTTGATCTTCTCTAGCTTGATCCATTAGAGAAGTATCATCTGTAGCTTGTAATAATTTTTCTTCAAAATCTCTAAAATTATCAACAAAATCCATATAATCCTGTCGGGTTATTTGAGCAAAAGTTTCTTCTGGATTTGATACCGCAGGTAAGTTGCTTATAGAGTCTCTATGTCCAGGTCTGTGCGCCATTATCTTCCTCCAATTCCTCCAAACCCACTGTAAAAACTTCCTACTGGAGCACCTGGATCTGGTCTATTGTCATCTTCTTCCGTATCAACTTGTCCAGTAGTATTTCTAAGTTTTTTTATAACATCTCCAGATAAATTAGAAGCAAATCTAAAGTTAGCATTCCTTCTTGCTTGTTTAGCTCTTGCAAACTCCAGTTGCTTACTTGATTCTATTCTTGCAGCTCTTGACAAACCAGACTGAGCATCAGCCTGCATACCTCTAGCATTTTTAAGTACATTTACTTGGTCGCCTCTTTGAGCTGTCAAGCCTTGTACCCTACCTTGAAGTTGTTGTGCCCCAGCTGCTGAAGCTAAATCTGCTGCTGCATCTACAGATTGAGCGGCTCTTATAGTAGGCCTACCACTTAAAGCTTGCATAGTATCAGCTTGAGCCCTACCGGTAGCTACACCTGAGTAGTCTTCTGTCATAGATCTATCTCTAAGTTCTGTTAACTTAGGTAAATATTTTTCTCGAAAATAGTTTTTTTCAGCTAAAGATACAGAAGCAAGAGCTTTTTCTTGCTCACTTGCTTTATACTCTCCTGCTTTTGGTTTACTGCTCATTTAACTTCTTTCCTATATATTCGTGTGTCTAACCCCCATCCTATTTCTTCTGTGTACGATTCCATCTCTGGTACTCGTGATCTCGCTTCGAGATACTTACAACCGGTTTCCATAGCAAGGTCATTAAACCAATCATTGTGGGCTAACCAGTTATGCCCACCTTTTTTATAAGTATACGCTATCCATAGCAGTAATGTCTTGTCCTTTGTAAACTGATCTACTTCTACAGTCAGCACCAAAAAACCTACAGGAGAAGTATATAGAAAAGCCCTTTCATTAACACACTCACTGTAAACATCTTCAGGAAGAAAAGTGAGGTAAGGATTTTCGGCTAGTATTTGTTCTATTCCAGGCTTTACAATGTTCCACGTGGAACGTATATCAGCAGGTTTAGGGTCTATATATACATCAATAGTCGATTTCTTTTCCGTACCTTCCATACCGTCTCCTTGGCATTCCGATTCCTTTGTACTTAACAGTTCTTTTTACCCCAAGGTCTCCGCCTCGGGCTCTTAATTCTGCTTGTTTTGTTTCTACATTAAACTGAAATAGGTATTCTTGTGCTGCACCTATATCAGTCCATTCTCTATTTGGCATACGCAACAATCTGTAAAGAGTCCCATATATAATTGCGTCTCTATATTGATTAGATATTGTAGTATCTATATTGTTACTAGTTCTAGTTGGTTTTAAAGCTAAACTAACTATAACCTGTTTAGCACCACTTGGCACAGGCACTATCCAGAACGTGGTAGGAGTTTTTTGTAAATATACATGCGGTTGGCCTGTTTTATCTCTCCAATCTGGGTAATTTAATTCTAAACTACGTGGGCTTATAGGATCCATGTCATTGCCATCATGTGTCATTAACAAAACTTGATGAACTTCAGTAGCCACTGGTATATCAAAATCATACTCATAAACACCTGCTATAGTGTTAAAAGGGTCCATGTCTAAAATATAAGCTTTTGACCTTTCACAAAATTCTATAGTTGCTGAACGCAAATTTTGTTCTACTAAGGTATCAGGACACATGGGCACATAAGGTAATACTTCTTTTATTAAAGAAGAATAAGCTGCCATTTTTAATTACCTCGTTGCTGCATTATTTTTGGGACAGATCCTATATTAGAAACTGGGTCATTGTTAGGGTCTACTAACATTTGAGATTGCCCTCCTTGTCCTATGCTAGCTGTAAATAATTGATAATGTTGTCCGGCTCTTTGGCTATTTGCAGCATACTCTGCATCTTTCATGTATGCTCTGTATAGAACAAAATCTACAATTGCATTACCATAAATATCATCTACATCTATAGTAGAACTTGCGCTACTTAAATCTGTAGGAGATTTAGAATAAACAATTTCTACGTAAGCATTACCCGCTACACCTGGGTACACATAAAATTTTCTTGGATCATCATCGTCAAAAACATAATGTTTAACTGTAGTACCATGTGCAGCATCGCCACTTACGCTTGGGTTATTCCAATCGGGCTCTTGAGTATTAAGAATATCGGAATTTACTAACCTAATCGCTCTGGCCCCTGTAGCACCCCCAGAAGCATCAGACATATTTCTAGTTACTTTAATTAATCGTAACCCTTCTGTGGGCAGCGATTGTAAAGTGCCTGTAACTAATTGCATGTTAGCAGTTTTTGATGAAGCACCGGGCTTAAAATTTACAATTTCTCTTTGCGCATCATTTATGTACCTAAGCAATTCTGCTTCTGGCCATCTAACACTTGTAGTATCTTGTAGAGTATCTTGTACTCTAGTTATTATATTAGCGCCTGTAAGTGTCCCTGCCATTAGTCATCCTTTATTGTGCTGCTTTTAAATCTTCAATTAAAGCTGATTTCTTTTTACGTCTATCTAATTCTATACCAATAGTACGACCATACTCTTCTAATTGTATTTTAGTCATACTTTCAAAGTCTGGTGAAACAACTGTTTCTGCAGTTTCTACTCCTGGCATGTCTTCTATTACAACTTCTTCTACTGGTTCTACTGGTTCTACTGGTTCTACTGGAGCAGGCTCCATTGCTGGTACCTCTGACTCTTGCACTTCTGTACATCCAGCTTGTAAACAAAGCAACCCTAAGTCTTTACCAACTTGTCTTGGTTCTCCAGCTACTAAATGTATAGTAGCGCCCCAAGTAGATGCTACTGTTATATCATCATTTGAAACTATCCACATAATTTTACTCCTTAAAAATGGGTGGCTTTAATTAGCCACCCATAAAATATATCACAATTAGAATGCAACATCTAACGCAACAACCCCAAAGTCTTCAACCTGACCAGTTACGTCAGAATTGTACTTAGGTTTCTTGAGTCCGAATATTTTCCCAATTGATATACCGTTTTGGTTTCCATAGTCAAATGTATCTTCAACTATTTCAGGAATACCAATATCAGCCATTGCTAATGATTGAGCACCACAGAATAAACATCTTGAGTAGTTTACATCTGCATTAGCTCCACCTTTATAACCAGCAGCACCAGCATTTGATGATGTACCGCTTGTAGCACCAGACGTGTTAAACACGTGTCTGAACTCATGTACCATGATTCCATCAACCATTAAGCTTGATGAACCAGAGAATAAGCTTGACTGAGGACCTCTGATACCAGCTTGTCTTACGTTAGCAAGAAAATCTGAATCAAGTTTTAAGTCAGCCATTACTTGTGGTGTTACGAAAAGATGGAATGTCTCATCATTACCTTCGCCTCTTAGTCCTCTGATGTACTGATCTTTAGCATAAGCTTTTAGATCAACGATAGCGCTATAGCTTAGTTTGTCAGCTGCAGCAATTGCAGTAACATCACCAGCTACGATACCGTTTGTAGCATCAAATCTTCTATGTCTATTAGAAGTAGGAGCAGATACATCACTTGAGAACGCAAGATCACCAAGATTCTGTCCAGAATTTTGAACAGGTCTTAATGCACCATTGTTCTTAAGTGTATAACCGATACCACTTAGACTTAAGAATGCTAATTGGTCCATTCTGTCAGCCATTGCATAAGCAAGTGCATCTCTAGAATGTTCCCTAAAGTTCACAACTGATTTTTGATCATTCATTCTACCTGAAAGTCTGTTCGCAAATCTTAGTTGATCAAGTTGTACAACAATGTCGAAAGCTCTTAATGACTCTTCATTACCCTCTAAAGTATTGTCTCCAACTATACCATCACCAGTCATATCGGCTAAAAGTGTTAATACAGCTCTAGCTCCTTTTTCTGATTGAGTAAGCTCAGATATAATCTGAACCATAGAATTGGATCCGCTACCTGCGAATTGGTTGATGAAGGACATATTTCTAGCGACACGCCAAAAATCACGCGACCAGATCGTTAATTGTTCACTGGTCAACGCAGCAAAATTAGTATTTGCCATGATAATTCTCCTTATCAAAGTTGTTAAAAACCAGTCGTCTTTTGGAGCGACTACCTATCCGTATACCCGTTATCGTGGGGGGGACGCTCTCGTTATTTGCGGAATACGACTCCGGTTAGTTTTACGCTCTAACAAGCGAAAAACGATTTTTTACAGGAACGACCCTGGTAAGATATCGCTCTTACGTGCGAAGTTCTTTTAGTTATACCACAGTTTATCCGAAATCACCACGCATTCTTTTTAAAGTTTCTGCGGGTAATGCATCAAACTCTTCTGAGGACAATACATCTAAATCTATTTTTTTCTCAACTTTATTTTTTCCTTTTAATGTAGGAGGTTGAGATTCAGCAGCTTCTAATTTTTTAGTTGTGTTAGCTACTTTTTTCTTTTCTACTATTTTTTCACCAACTACATCTTTTTTTGGTTCTTCGTTGTTTGTAGGTAAAGTAGGTTTAATTACATACTTAGCAGCTTTATCTAAAGCATCCGCTCCAGAAAAACCTTGTATTATAAATGCGTCTCTTAGATCCATAACTTCTTGTGTTAAGTCAGCATTATAAGTAGCGCTTGTTTCATCTAGCTCTGGATGAGCAGTTTGTAATTCTACAGCTTTATTTTGTAGAGCTACAGCTTCTGTGCTTTGTTGCACAGTTTGACCCATACGTTCTTGTACTTCAAACAACATAGATTGACGCTCTGCATCTCTAATTTCTGATCTTAAAGCAGCAGCTTTTTCAGCTTCTCCATTTAAAATATGTTCTTGATACGCTATTTCTTTTGCAGCAAAATCGTATTCTGGTGCTTTGTCTATTTTTTCTACAGGATTAGTTGCTTCTTGTAGTTGTTTAGCTAAAGCTTTTTGTTTAGCTAAAACCTCATCAAACCTAGATTTTGGAATCATAGGTTCTTTTGGCTCGTCAACTCCCTCTTGTACTGCTTCAACAACCGGTTGTGGATCTGAGTCATTGTCTGCCAATACTGTTTCTTCTCCTGTGTTTTCTGCAACTTCAGATTCAACTTCAGATTCTTCTGTTTCTGTTGTCTCTTCAGTTTCTTCTTGTGGTTCTTCTTCAGCCTTAAGCTCTTCGACTTCTTCAACTTCCGCCTCCTTTGGAAATTCTATTTCATCTTCTTCCGCTTTAGGTTCTTCTTCAAAGTTCATATCTACTTTAAATCCTTCTGCGTCTTCTGCTGTTTTTTTATCAGCGCCTGGGACACCATCAAACATTACTTTATCGTCTGTTGATGCTTGAGTTTTATCATTCTTTGCCATAACTAATTACCTCCTGTGGTTTTCATGGCTGCAGCTGCCATTTTAGCTGCTGCTGCAGTATCGGTTTGATTCTTTCTCATATCATTTGTAAGCTCAGAAAGCCTTTCACGTAGAGAAAGTTCTTCACGTTTAGTTTGAATTTTACTTTGTAATTCAGCAACCTTCAACTGTGGATCTTGTTCTGCTGCTTGAGTTTTTGCAACATTAAGAGCAGATTCTGTTTGTAATCTTGTTACTTCTGCTTCTAACTTAGCTATTTCAAGTTGCGTACTTCTAATCTGTGATTCTAACTGGAACTGTTGTAGTTGTACTTGTTGTTCTGTAGGTGGAGCAGTTCCTTCCATTTGTCTAATTCTTTCTGCTATATCAGCTTTACGTGATAAGTGTGAATACTCTACTTTC